CTGATAATCATTTTTTCAGAACGCTGTAGCAAATTTAAGCATTTATCTAAATCATTTTGTGCAAATAATGTAGAATAGACAAAAATAAATATTATTATCAGACTATTTCTTACCATGTTTTCTTAAAAAACTGTCAATATCATTTAATAAATTTTTCTTATCCAGGTTAATCTTTGTATCTAAACTGTCTATTGTTTGTTTTAACAGTAATCTTTCTGTCTGGATAGCTTTTATTTCATTCTGTAGCTGTTCTCTGTGATGCTTAAATATATCACTTACTACAGATGTCTGATGCCATAATACATAAGCAATACATAGAATAAATACTACAGCTGATGCAACTATAATAATAATATTATTTTTTTGCATCCTTTTTAGTTTTGTATCTGCTTTTCATATTATCAGCAGCATCAGACAAAGCAATGGCAACAGCCTGTTCTTGTGGTCTACCCTCTTCAATCAGTTTTTTAATGTTATCAGATATACACTTCTGATCTCCAGTTAAACATTTCTTTAATGGCATAGTAATTTATTTTGAACGGTTACGGTTAAAATTAGCTTTTTTCTGTCTTGTTTCAACTACCTTAAAGATTCCATTAGCATTAGCCATAACAGTTGTGGATGGCATGTACTTAGGTAAATCAGCTAAAATGTTTTCTATGTTTTCTAATCTGCTTTCAAGCCTGGAATTATCATTATTCATATTGAAGAAGAACGACTTACCACCAAGTTCTGAATTAAGATTCACATCAGGTCCTAATCCTAACAATGAATTTTTTAATCCACCATTAAGATAGTTGTTAGCAAATCCATTCAACACATCAGCAGGTATTTTCTTATTGTGTACAGCTGTTAATACATCCCAATACTTTGAATTTGTATCAGTTGTAATTACTCTCTCACCTTTATTCAATCTTGCAGGTACTGTATCTCTACCTGCAGGAAATCTGTTTTCTTTATCTATGTATTCACTACCCTCATAGAACGCATTACCTGCTGCTGCTCTTGCTTGTGCAAAACCTGCTATCAATGCAATGATAGTGGATGCAATGGTGAATGGTGCTGCTGCTCCACCCTCTGCTGCTGCTTTTGCAATAGCTAATGTACTATTAACAACTAACTGTACCAGTGCAATGGCTTTTTCACGTTCAACAGCTTCTCTCCTTTGCTGTTCAAGTTCTTCCAGTCTTTTCTTCTCCAGTTCAAGTTGTCTTGCATTGAAATTCTCACTATTCTGTCTTATTTCATCCAGGGTAGTACGTGAACGGTCAGCAGCTTTATCTAATGCTGCTGTATATGCTTGTGCTTGTGCAGTCAATACAGAAAATACAGCATCTGTTGCCTGTTGTGCTAAATCTAATGTAGATTTTATAAGTTCCTTTGTAGATATTTCCTGTTTCTCTTTAGTATCTGTAGTTACTTTATCAAGTTCAGCAAATTTTACTTTTAATTCACTTATCTGTTTATTAATAGCAGATAAAGCTAATGGATCATCACCTGATACATTTCTAAGTTCTTCAAAAAATTCTATTCTTTTTTTGATTATTTCTTTATTAGCAGCATTTTCTAAAGCTAATCTTCTTTTGTTAAAATCTTCTTGAATCTTTGCTTGTGCTTCTGCATTACCATAGTTAGCTTTTAACAAAGCATTTCTTTCAAGTTCTAACTGTAGTAATTGTTCATTTAATCCAGTCTGTATATTATTCTCTCTGTATTGTGCAGCTACATCTAAACTTTCTTTGTATGCCTTATTGCTTTCTTCAAATGCTTTCTTTTCAGCATCTAAAACATCTTGTACTGCTTTTGCTTTTGCCTGTTGGTTTTTAATAAAATCCTGATCTAACTTATTACGTTCTTCCTGATTCTTAGCTAACAACAGTTTAAGTTCTGTATCAGTCATGCCAAGTTCTTTAGCATACTTTTTATATAAATCTTCAATAACATTTAAAGCATCAAATTCAGCTTTCAGTCTTTCAGCACTTCCCTCTTCCGTTTGAAGAACTAACAGTTCCTGTCTTTTTTTCTGTTGATCTATCTCTTTGTTTATTGCATCTAGTCTAGCCTGTTGTTCTTCTTTTTCTCTCTGCTCTCTGTCTTTTCTTGCACGTTCTGCTATCTCTGCTAATTTTCTATTTCTTTCTTGCTCTGCTACCTGGTATAATAGATTTTGTTCTTTAGTATTATCTTCAATAGTCTTAGCTATTATAGTTAATGAATTTTTTAATGCTAATACTCTTTTATTATCTGCAAGACTACTTGTACGATCATATTCTGCTTGTGCTTTTGCTAATTCTGCAAATAACTTAGATTCTTCTAACTGTAAATCATTCAATCTCTGAACAGAATTTCTTTGTATCTTATCTCTTTCTAGTTGATAGCTTTCTTGAACAGCTTGTGCTGTATCACCTAATAATTTAATCCTGGCAGTTCTGATGCTATCTTCAAGTTCAATTTGTCTCTTTACCCTTTCTTCTTCTTCTTTGATTATCTGTTCTGCTGTCTGTTGATATACTTTTACCAGTTCAGCACGTTTCTTTTTTTCTTCATCTGTTAATGAACCACGTTTGTTTTCTATCTCTTGTAATTTACCAAGTTCTTCTGTAGCAATAGTTAGTTTTTCTGAATATGTTGTAGAAGAATCATTTAACTTTTCCATGTTATCAACACCATCTTCTGTCTTACTAAAGAAACTGGTAAAATAACCCAATACTGTTGGAAGAACAGTTGCGATCAAGCCAAATGGATTCAATCCACCTAACAGATTAAATGCACCACGCAATAAACCAACAGCACGTTTCATACTGTTGATGTTCCTTGCACCTTGCAATAGCTGACCACCTAAATTTTTTTGCTGTGTTGCAACTTGTGCTGTGGATGTAGCTAACTGCTGATTAGTCTGATTAAGTTGTTTGTTGACAGCAACACCTGTGGCAGATTCCTTATTAAGATTCTTTTCAGTCTTAACCAGGACATCTCTTTTCTGTGTTAGTTGTTGTGTGGTCTTAGCTTCGGTCTGCAGGACATTATTCAATTCTTCCTGTGCTTGTGCTAATACATCACTAACATCAGCACCATCTTCAAGTGAAGCATTCAATTCATCAATCTTTGCAATTGCAGAATCTACCTGTGCTTCAAATGATGCAGAATCAAATTCTAAACTATAAACGTCTTTTATTTCCGCCATCTGTCTTTATTTTGTTTGCTTCTGCTTGTGCTTTTTCATTATCCTTTATGATTTGCTCTAAAGCAGAATAATATTCAACTAAACACCAAAATTTAACACCTTGCATTGTGATCATATCACCCTTTGAAATAATATAATCATTCTCTCTGTGTTTCTCTCGTAAATTTAATAAAGCTCTTTGATAATATTCTGATTTTTTTTTGTTTTTATTTTGTGCAACTTGATTTAACTTAGTATAATTCAGCTTTTTGTATCGTTCAAACCTCTCAATATTTGTTCCATACTGCTCAAAAAAAAAGCACGTAGTTCATCATCCTGCTTGATAGCATCTAATTTTCTTTGTTGCGTTTCTTCATTGATTATGTACGGATTCTCATTGTCTATGTAGAAGAAATACAATCCTGCCTGAATCAACATGTCATCCAGGGTAATATTTTTCATTCTGAATAACAAATCATTGATTGTGTTTTGTGATGATTCTACAAATTGTCTTAGCTTATCCTTTGTGGCATTTATCCAGGGTAAATCTTTTACGTTTGTAAGTACCTCATTCATTTTGTCCATTATCTCTGATTTACTTACACCGTATTCAATCGCTAACATGCTTTCTTCAATACGCTGTGAACGTTCTTTAGTTAGCTGACCTGCATTCTTTAAGATGTACCAGTTGTTATCATTACGATCCGTAAATACCCTAATCAGTTCTATTTTCTGATTAGTGCTTTTAGGGATATAGGCATTCAACCATTTCTTAAAATTCTTTTCATTCTTTTCTGCTCTGCTTTGTTTCTTAAACCACATTGTTAATTTATTTTAATGTCATGACAAAAACTATTTATTAAGTATCTTAGATTATCGAGTAAGTCTGCTTGTCTTTCTTCACCTTTACCCTTTATTATCTGTCTGCTGTTGTTAGATTTGATTCTAAGTACATCCATTCTTAAATTTGGGCATTTATCTTCATATATTCTAAATTCAGGGCATTTACTGATTAGTGTATTCACCTGGACATAACTTTCAGCGTGGAATGGGTTAGCTTTTGGTATGTAAAACTTATCCTTTGGAATCTGTAGTTCTTCCTGGATGATTTCATAATAAGTTACAGGTACTTTCTGTCTACCATCAGACCTGTTACCGGATGCATCTCCAGTAATAACAAATGGAACGCTACATGGGTACATTTTGTCACCCCATAAACCTATCTTCTTTCCGGTCTCTTGATATACCCACTCTCGAATAGCAAAACATGTATCATAAATACTGGCTTCACCACGTTCTTCACTACCTATCTTAAATTCTTTGACTATGTGAACACCGTATTTGTATTTGGTCAAAGCTACATCAGTTGGATTCAGAGTAACCTTTTTCATTACAGCAGCTGTCATAGGTATTTTATTAAAGTCAAAGCTGATATACAACTGCTCTGTATTCCAATTTATAGGTTTTGATTTAGTGAATACTTTATTCTGTAGGTCCTTATCTTTCAAAACATATACCCAGGCTTCACCGGAATAGTCAACAAACACAGACATGTATTCCTGCTCAAAGGTTAAGCTGTCTAAATCCCTGGAAGCATCTTGAACTTCAAGTGGATCTATCTTAGGATTATCAGTTGTAATCATTCTGAATGTCATCCAGTTTTCAGATGTGTTATCTGATTGTGGAAGATCCTGTTCTTTGTAGTAGTTAAACTCACAGTCACCATTCCTTGCCCCATTCTGACATAGCTGATACCAGTAGTTATCTTTACCTGCAGCAGTACCAATAAAAAATGCTTCACCTTTGTAGTCTGTTAGTGTTGGTCTTGCTACAGTTTTCCAATGATACTCCAGGATGTGTGATGGAATCTTTTGTGTTTCTTCATAGATAACTCTGTGATATTTACGACCTCGACCCTTTTCTTTTCTACCCTCATCACCAATGGACCATACTTCAAGAATGCCACCTGTAACAAACTTAATTATCTTGGATGTTTCATCTTTATGGCTTATCATTCCGTTTTCAGATGCAAGTCTGTATGTTTCAATTATTCTTTGCCATGACAGAGCAAAGTCCTTGAAATCATCAACAAAGATACCAATGTATTTACCCTCAAAGACTGCAGGAAATATCAGAGCATTACCAACAGATGTAATCATTTCTGTTTTACCAAAACGCCTTGCACACACAATACAGTTAAAACGTTTGTGATGATTTATAATCCGTTGCTGACCTGGATGTGGTCTGAATAATTTTAATTCTACATTTCTTGGCATAACTAAAAAGCAGCACTTTTACATGCTGCCCCAAATTTTTAAACACTTTTTAATCTAAAACATGAAAAACCACAATATATAACGAAAACTAATCTGTATAATTGATTCTTACATTGATGTCATTGTTACCTGTATCATCATAATCTTTCTCTCTAAACATAAAATTGTTCTTCAGATTGAAGATTGTCACAGCTGCATTATTTTTACCATCAAGTGCTCTTTCTTGCAGATTCTGAAGCACTCTAGCCTTTGCTTTTTTTATTGTGGCGTGAAATAGTGAATGTGTTGGCAGTTTTTCATAGTCTTGAAGTGTATGTCTGTCCATGTCTAACCAAACAGCTAAACCCTCAACTGTGTAAGGTCTTGGATTATGTTTGTCTATCAATTCACCATCTTTGGTTAATACCTGTTCTATTCTACCATCACACCAAACAAAATATTCATCTATTAGTGCTTGTAGTTCTTCTACTGTTTGAAATTTCTTTGGTCTGCCCATAATTTTTTTTAAAAACCCCTGTTATGACACAGGGGCAACACCCAAAAATCTATGTATTTAAAAGTCGTAGTACAAATATAAATAATTTTTAAAAATATTCGTGAGACCTTGAAGAATATTTTTTAAGCTCATTTAGTTGATCTTTAGATAATTTGCAAATTTCTTTCATATCTGATAAACTAAATAATATTTTACCTTTAGAAATATTAAAATTAGGATATTTAATTTCATTAATTATTTTTTCTTGCATCAAAACACTTAATTTTTGACAATAAATTCTTTCTTCTTTTGGATGTTCATCTACAAAAAATAAAACAATATCAATTTTTTGATTTTCATAAATGTATTTATATTCTTCAAAACTTTTTATATCAATTCCAGTTGCTTCAAACTTATTAAATCTTGCTTTGCTTTTTACTTCTGCTATAATAAAAACTTTTTTATCTTTTACAGCTAAAAAATCAAATGCATGAGCTTTTTCTGTAATTGATTTATAAACAATATAACCTTTTTCTTCTAATTTTTTTAAAACAATTTCTTCGCCTAAATTACCTTTTTTGACTTGTATTCTATCGTTCCAATTCATTTAAAATTTATTTATATCATTACCAAAAATATCCCATCCTTTTCTTTTTTCTCTTGAAAAATATTCTAATTTTCTACCAATACAGATTTTATCT